GCGAGTCCTGACCGAGGTCTCGCTTTTTACCGAGCTAGGTGACCTCCACCTGCGCACCTACCAGCTTGCAGTCGCCCTATCGATCACTGCTTCCGTTATTGGTAGATATGGGCTTTCCTTTGTGGTTGTCTTCCCCCGCCAGTCCGGTAAAAATGAGCTCCAGGCCCAAATCGAAGCCTTTCTCCTCACCTTGTATAGTCTCACCCGCGCCAGTATGGTGAAAATCTCACCCACCATCCAGCCCCAATCACAGAATGCCATCTGGCGTCTCGAGCAAATCTTGTCCAGGAGTATTCTCACTAGATCCCGTTGGATTAAAAAATCCGGTTACGTTTTCCAGATTGGTTCTGCCAGCCTCCACTTCCTTTCTGGTTCCCCCACTGCTAACATCGTCGGTGCCACTGCCAACCTGCTGCTCGAATGTGACGAAGCCCAGGAGGTGGAGATCTCCAAATGGGATAAGGAAATCGCCCCCATGGCAGCCTCGACCAATGCCACCCGTGTGTTCTGGGGCACCGCCTGGACCTCGCGCACGCTGCTGGCACGTGAGCTGCGTGCTGCTCGCCTGGCAGAGCAAGCAGATGGCATCCAGCGCACCTGGGTCCTCACCGCTGATCAAGTTGGCAAAGAGGTTCCGGCCTACCGGAAGTTCGTGGATGAGCAGATCGCCAGGTTGGGCCGCAATAACCCGCTGGTACGCACGCAGTATTTCAGTGAAGAGATTGACAGTGAGGGAGGCATGTTCTCGCTGAGCCGGCGCATGCTGATGATGGGGGCGCATCCCGCTCAGAACCAACCCACACCCGGACGAGCTTACGCTTTTACGATCGATGTGGCAGGGCAGGACGAGGCTGCTATCGATGTTGGAGCTAGTCGAGAAGTGCCCTTGCTTGCCAACCCTTCACGTGACAGCACCGTGCTGACCATTTTCGAGGTGGATAGCAGCTGCGTGAATGACCCGTTAATCCGCAAGCCCACCTACCGGGTGGTGAACCGGTATGTATGGCAGGGGGTGAAACACTCCCAGCTATATGGCGTAATCCTTGGGCTGGCTGACCAGTGGTCGCCGGTCAAGGTGATTATCGATGCGACCGGCGTAGGCGCTGGGTTAGCCAGCTTTTTGATGGACAGGCTGGGATCACGCCTCATCCCGTTCGAATTCAGCCAGGTGAGCAAGAGTGACCTGGGATGGGATTTCATCACCACCATCGAAAATGGACGATACAAGGAGTTCAGCCCGATGGATGAGGAAATGAATCGCCAGCTGGAGCACTGCCAGTATAGCATCCTGGATGGACCGGGGAAGCTGATGCGCTGGGGGGTGCCAGACGGCAGGCGTGATGTGAGTAGTGGGGAGCTGGTGCACGACGATTACGTCGTGTCGGCTGCATTGATCAGCGCGCTGGATCATGAGTCGTGGGGGGTGGGTGATAGTTTGATCGTCCATCAGAAGGATATCTTGGAAGGGATGAGATTTTGAGGGCAACATTGAGCGATTAGCGATCAGCTTTTAGCCTAAGAGAAAAGAGAACTTATCAACAAAGTGGATAGGAAGACACAGATGATCAAGTGCCAGCATGGTGCGAGAAGATGGCTTCGAGCAGCATAAACCGCTCCTCGATGGCAATTATCAGTGACAACTATACGAAAGGAAAAACAAATGCGTACGTTGGGTGTGGATGTATCTCATTGGGAAGGCAGCATAGACTGGAAGCTGGCTGCCCCCACTATCGGCTTCGCCTACTACAAATGCACGGATGGGGTGAGATTCGTGGATGATCAATTTGCCAGCAACCGGCAGGGATGCAATGCAGCAGGCTTGGCACATGCCCCCTATCACTATTACCAGCCATTGCTCGACCCGATTGCACAGGCTGATCATTTCATCCGAACTGCAGGTAAAGGCTACGGCAGGTATATTGTTGACCTTGAAGAACCTGAACGGTTAGAAGGAATCACATCAAAATTACAGCTGTTCCTTGAGCGTGTTCAGCAGCTCACCGCCATTAAGCCAGCTATTTATACCTCGGCTGGCTATTGGAATGAATTCATCCATCCCAAGTCTGCCTGGTCCAAAGAATATGACCTTCTCGTCGCTCACTACACCCTGGCACATTCACCTTTGCTCCCCATCGGCTGGACGACGTGGCGTATCTGGCAGTTTACAGATTACTGGTTTTTTCCAGGTTGTAACTCAGCTGCAGATGGTAATTGGTTCAATGGCAATGCCGAGGAGTGCAAAGCCTGGTTCGGAAATTCCACCGTAGCGGAAGCACGCCAGCCCGAGGAAGGTAGCATCAGGCTGCACTTGCTTCCTTCGCTACGCTCACTATTTGACGGGTTAAACATCAGGCAATCGCCCGATATGAAGGCGAGGATCACCGGAAAACTGGAGAAGGGTGAGATGGTGGAGGGGAAGAGGTAGGAGGCTTCGATGTGTGGGTGAGGCACGCACGGGGCTGGACCGCGGTCGAACGAGGCGGATATCGCTATATGGAGGTGATCAAATGAATACCAAGAAGACATACCCAAATATAAAATCCCCATCATTCTTATTAAATCTCCTCCCCAATTTTCGCCTTTTGAAAATGGGGGAGGCTGGAGGGGGCAAAGAACATTTCAATATTCAGCCAGATCTTTCGTCAGATGATCACTGGCAGACCATCAGCGGGCGCAAGCATGATCGCTCCTGGTCCGAGATCCAGGAACTGTACACCGATGCCCTCACCGCCTGGCGTAAGAACCCCATGGCCTGGCGGGTGATCAACACCACCGTCAACTACGTGGTGGGCACCGGTATCTCTTTCACCAGCATTGACGCAGCTCTCGATAATTTCATCAAGGCCTTTTGGACCCACCGCAAGAACCAGATGGACCTGCGCCTTGTGCCAATGGTCGAAGAGCTTAGCCGCTCCGGAGATCTGTTTGTGCTCCTATTTCGTAACCAGCTCGACGGCATGTCGTACATTCGCTTTGTTACCAAAGATCAAATCCAAAAGATTGAGACCGCCGGTAACGACTGGGAGACTGAGCTGGTCTACTGGGAAAACCCTCCTGCCGGCGAGATCCAACCCAGGCGCTGGCTATCTCCCGACCATCCCGAGGCCGGCATGTTAGACGCCGTCATGCTGCACTATAGCGTAAATAGACCAATCGGGGCCTTGATGGGTGAGAGTGACCTGACCACGATCATCCCATGGTTGCTCCGTTACAGCCGCATGCTCGAGGACCGTGTCAGGCTTCATTGGGCCGCTCGAGCCTTCTTGTATCTGGTTACGGTCCCAAGTAACAAGGTCGAGAGTAAGTCCACCCAGTACGGCAGCGCACCCGAGAGCGGGTCCATCGTCGTCAAAGACGAGAGCGAAACATGGGAAACTGTCAGCCCCAACTTGCGTGGTGCTGATGCTGGCTTCGATATGAAAGCCGTGCGTCAGCTTATCGATGCCGGTTCTGGCTTCCCTCCCCATTGGCGTGGTGAAGGTGGAGAAGTCAATGTCGCCACCGCCGAAGCCATGCAAGCCCCGCCAGAAAAGTTCCTGATAAAAAGACAGGAGTATTTTGTCTGGCTGCTCGAGGATATTTTGTACCACGCCTTCCTACGGGCAGTTGAGATCGGTGCTCAGCCGGCCCCCACTGAGACAGTCTATAGTGCTCTCTTCAACTGTGAAGCCCCTGATGTTACCCTGCGTGACAATGCCCAGCTTGCCGATGGTGCTAACAAGCTGGCTGAAGGCTTCGCCATGTTGCAGAATACCTTGCTTGGCAAGTCCCCCACCCTCCACCGTAAGGCTGTTGACATGGTGCTCAAGTTCGCCGGTGAGACCGTTGACGATAAAGTGCTGGATAAGATCATCGCCGAAGCCAAAGCAGATCCGATTATGCCCGTTTTGCTTCCTGGTAAGGAACCTGCCCAGGAAGACAAGCCTGGTAATCAACAAGGGGCTTCAACCCCTTGAATTCCAAATCTGGAGGTAAATAAAATGTCAGATACTGATGTTTGGGCTGTTGCTGAATTAATGGGCCATCTAACCCTCGCCGGTCGGATCACCAAGCCCGGTGAATATGGTGGTCTTTGGCAGGTTGATGTTCCGGAGGGTGATAGTTTTCGTACTGAGTTCTTTGGCAGTCAGTCAGTCTACCGTATCCGTATCGTCAGTGAAGAGATCGCCCGGGCTTATGCCAGCCCTAGCCATGACATCATCGAGTACAACGCACCCATCGTCACCCGAGCTGAGCATGAAAGTGTGGTCCAACGAGCCAGAGAAAAGATTGAATTACTCGAATTCCACATCCAAGAGCTTGAGCACCGTCTAACTGCAGTTCGTGCTCTTCCACCAGGCAGTTAGCAATGATTGTTGTATTTTTTGTAGAATTACTTAAATTTTTGGTCACGATCGAGCTGGACCA